GGCTTCTTTATCTGCCATAGTGTAAATTATACCAATCTTACCTAATTCGGCTTGAATGGCTGTATGATTAAACCAAGGTGCCTCTGGAGACACACCCATTGCATTATCATCTCCATAGGTGATTAAATGCACAAAACGTTTAAAATCATATACAGATACATTATGTTCTGCACCTAAAATATCAAAAACATATCTCATATATAAACAATTGACTAGACCATTAATTATCACTGTAAGTGGATGACCAGAAGGATAACCACCTAAGAATTTAATTAGGTCTCCATTAAAATCAATTAGGGGACTAGCAGTATCTTCAGCAATTCCTCGTAAAACACGAAGATCTTCCTCAGAATAATTACCAGATGCTTTAGCAATCGCATATAAAATTTTAAATGCAGCTAAAATAACATCCATAGGCATTCGTTTATCAAATGCTTTATAGTCTCCAGCAACCAGATTGAGATCTGAGAAAAAAGTGAGATATTCTCTTATTTGTTCCCATTCAGTGCTCTGTGCTACTGTACCAGGTGCAGATTCAAATAAAAATCGTTTATTTTGTATCAATCTCACCATGGAAAGATAATATTTCCGAACTACATGTGACCAATCAGCTGGAGAACCAGAGAATACTCTAGTTCCGCCAGATGCAATTTTCTTAAAAGTTTTCGCTTCATCTTTAAGATTACCACAAAACACAGGGGCAGCTAAATAGCCAGCCTCATACTGCTCTATGATTTTCTTAGATCTATCCGAAATTTCTTCCGTAAATTCAACAGGTAAGTCGAATCCAAATTGAGAAGGTAACGTTCTTAGGAAATGCTTCTTGGATTTCTTCCAAGGTGGTCCGGCGCTAGTATTGTGGTTTATTTTATCCACATATGCTACGCCAGCACAACCATTTACAGCAGTAAAATCATCATAGACTTTAACATCTTTCAGGTCCTCTTTAGAAAGACCATTCATAATATCTGCTATAAATGCTTTAGTGCACTTATCTAACCTAACAGTGTCTAAACCAGTAACTGGTGCAGCCATATCTACAGCTGCATTTCGCCATGGTTTGTAACCACGCATAAGAGGAGGACCATGTTTTATTTCAAAACCACGATCTACCATACTCTGCGCAATAACTGATTTTTGAACATGTGATTTTGGATTAGGTTTGAATCCTGAATAGGATCCATACACTTCCGCGATACCATCTTCAATGAATCTCATGACACATTTAGGATGTAATTCAACCAAACCACGCTTTGCACTAGGTGCGCTAAGCATTGGTTCGTGTGATTGCATTTGAAACTCATCAAATTTATTTAGATTAGTTTCAATAATATTTTGTGTTAAAGCAACACTCAATGCTATTGATGTTCCAGGTTTACCTAAATAATGGATACCACTAATCATAGGTCCATAACCTGTTTCCATAACAAGCACACTTCCACAATCTCCCACAACACATTCAGTTGAGGAGTACCCAAGA